TAACGCAAATACTCCTGCGCTTTCACGGACTCCTCTGCTAGCACAATGCCACCAGCTGACTCGCGTTTTACCTCAACCGGCTCAATCAATATCCGCCAACCAACAGCTTTAATCGGTACCATCTTCTATCTCCCCGTGATTTTTGGTCACGTCTGTTAACAACTCTATGGATTTTTTCAAACCCCAAATACGACCCACTATCTCACGATAGCGATTTTGGTCTTCCGCTTTCCCCTGCCCTAGGAATATCTCCAGCTCTCTAATCTCTTTTTGAGCCGCCTTGCGATAATCCTCTTGCAGGTAAAAAATCGACATTAAATTTCTTGATTCCGTGCGTACAGGTCATTAATCTGTTGCGTGTTTTGACGTTGTAACTCCGCCATAGCTGTTGCGTCTTTGCGCTCAATATCGGATCGAGCAACAGCGTCTTTGCGAGCGATATCAGACTGAGCGACCGCATCTTTGCGTTGCTGTTCTGCTTGTAACGCCATCATTTGCGGATCAGGCTGTTGCTGCTGTTGTTGCATCTGCTGAATAGATTGAGCCGCCAGCATAGCTATCTGATTCTCGATATCTGGCGGAACCTCTTGTTGATCGTCGTCGTCATCGCCAGGCATCATAAACGCCACGCCGGTTTGCATCTGCATCTGCATGAGATACGCTAACGCCATGTGCTCTTGAACGTGAGAGCCTATCGTCGCCGTCGCCGGATGGCCCTGCGGTAGCGATTGCATTAATTGCTGATGCACCATCATGTGAGATTCGTGCGATTGATCTGGATAAGCCTTCAGCGGCTTGCCAACCATCGCTTGCGCGTTTTCCGTCACCGGATCTGCGCGCTTAATCTTGTCTTTCGGCGGCAATAGAGAGTCTATGTCGTCGGCGCGCAATGCTTCTAACGCCCGCTTATTTATCTCGTATATGTCGTATAGTCCAGGGAATTTTTCAGCCAGCTCAAGCATGATCTGAGCCGCAAAATACCGCTGCATGTGAGATACGAAATTAGGATCAGAGACTGGCGTGACGTCGATTTTGTCGTCGAAATCCGTCGACATAACACTTCTGTCTTCGCCAACAACGGCGTATGGGTATTCTTGCGGCAGATACATCGAATCTAGCCACGCGATCAGCCGGAATTCTTCTTTTGCCGCTTCGTGCAATCGCTTTTGAATAGCGGTCTGCACTTTAGAGCCCTGCTCAATACGAGCTAGAATAGTTCCCACTGGCGTGTTTTCAGATCCTCCGCCGACTAGGGCTTCGGTTGTCCCCGCGAATCTACGTCCGAGATCTTGCAATAGACCTAGTAAATTAAACAGTACCGCTGATGGCTCTTTGTACGGCAGCGGGAAAAACGCCTTTCTCAACTCGTCAGAATCGCAATCTACATCAGCCCATTCGCCCGGAGATATTATACTAACCCCGTTTGAAAATTTAGCGTCCCTGGCTTTATACCCACCAGGCATGTTGCTGAAATGCGCAGAATCTAACAGAGCGCGCAATGCTCCAGTCGCCGATTTAGCTAGCCCGCCGATCCAGTGGTAGAACCCAAACCCGTAGAACCCCAGGCCGGGCATGAATCTGTAGTGGATGTGATAGACGACGCGTTTCTTTTTCTGATCGTTCTGTTTCCAGTTACGATAGATTGACAAAACCTTCTGACTGTCTCTATCCACGGTAATGACATAGGGTAGAGATATACCCGTCGGCTCCCCGTCTTCGCCGACGTCCTCGAACCCTTTGATATCCAGCTCCGCGCAGCACTCATACAGAGTATGTCGGTCATCGTCGATATTCGAGGTGGTCTCGTCCAGCCCCTCGGCCCCTTTTATTTCATCGATGACCGTTTCGCGTGACGATTCGCCGGAGCGCTCATGCGGTTGAGACAGCTCTACGTCTCGATAGAATCCTGCAACCTGGCGCTTTTTAACGTCGTTGCGCGACATCAGAATACGCTCTGTGTAACGCGGGGTCGTGCGCAGATCTGTAGACCGATATGGCACGATAAAATCGGCTGGCTCTACTAGAGAGCGGCATACGCCATCAATCGGATCGTAATAGACTTTAACGAAACACGAACCGGATAGAGGCAGGCGAACGAGCATTTTATCCACCTGCTCGAACGCGCCTGGCATCATCTCTGTATATTGATAATTTAGGAATTGCTCGACGCGTTTGCCTTGCTCTTGCAGTTCGGGCGTTATTTTCCCAAATACCGCAGATTTAACAGGGCCACCAGCTGGCCACATAGCTTCGAGTTGGCGGGAGGCGAATTGCACAACCGCTTCAGCTAGCAGGGGATGAACGACAGTAGCCGCTCCATCGAAATCAGCCCCACCATCTATGTCTGGAGTTACGCCCAGTGCGCGAATGCCGCGCTTCTCCATCTCGTACCACTCTGCGCGGGCGTCTTCATCCCATTTTACCCAGCTCACGACATCCTGCGCGATGGATGACAGCTCCGCCTCATCAATGTGCTCAGCTAGATTAGCATAGTGATCCTGAGCGTCGGCAGAGGGGGCGCTGGACTGCTCGTACATCTGGAGGATGGCGTACTCCTCATCCGTGAGCGCTTCTTCTCCGGCCTCATCTCGTATGCGAATCAATACAGAGATATCGCCCGGCTGTTCGTCTTCTGCGAATCGAACAGAATTATCATCTGGAGTTACGATCTGATCTCCGGCCAATAATTGTCGTCCGTCATCTCCGTAGTCGTTACGATAGGGCACTATTTATAACCTCGATTAGCCATACGCGCCGCCTTTTCTGTTATTTCGTCCAGTGTCATCGTCTTCATCTTCGTGCATTTGTTTTTTATCTACTGGGGCATCGTCTTCATCCGGCGGCCTAATCCACCAGCCGCGACGCAAATACAGAGCCGCTTGAGTGACCGTATCGGTATAGTCTGCGCTTGGCGGCGCACCGTTGGGAAATTGAGCGACATAATCGATAATGCGACGCGCCCAATCTCTGTCGGGATAATAAATCTGGCCGGCCTCGAACAGGGGAGTCGCCAAATTAGCTCTGGCCACTTTGTCTAGCTTGCCCGGATCGTATCCATACGTCGGGATTTTTGCACGGCGCAGATCCTGGATTAGCGATTGCCCGCTGGCTTTTTTCTCAATTAGCGCTCTATCGACGTTAGCTGAGCGAAAATGTTTTCGCGCTAATTTTCTCAGCCCCGGATAATCAATGCGCTCATGCCACCCATCGAGCAATAGCATGCAATGTCTATCCATCGTCTCATCGCGGAAAATCCCCCACGTTGTGCGAGCGGAATATGCCGAGTCTTTGTGGTCTCTCTCTGTGTACGCTGTGTCGTACGATGCGACAATATGCAGACATTCTGGGAGTGGGCGATCCTTCGGCCACATTCTCCACCACTGTCTTTTTATAACCCCGCCATGCGCGTCGCCGGAAAACGAGCAGAGATATTCCTGCTCAAATAGAGCTTGTCCCAGATCATTCCCGTAATCGGCAATGTAGGCGAGCCGCTCTTTTTCTAGTCGCTCCGGAGTAAATACGCCAGTCTCTGTCGCCATTAGCGTCTGCGCGAAACAATCTGGATCTGATTTCGCCGCGTCGTAGCTGTTTTTAGCGTGATTAGGGCCACGCGGGGTGGTGATGTAGATCTGCCAGCCGCCGTTTTCCGCTAGAATCGGCCTCAGCATGGCCCTGGCCTCTGGTTTCGCGAGCGCCCACTCCGAAAATACGACTCCGGCGGGAGGGGAGCCGACGAGAGAATCGTAATTATCTGAGCCGACCACCTGCCACGTCGAGCCATTCACGAATCTGATCAACATCTCCTGCTCACGAGTCGATGATCTAATCTCGTGAGGAAACGCCTCGTCGATCCGGCGCTTCCCGCTATGAGGATTAACAGCTTCCCAAATCGCCTTGCGCGCTTGGGACGCTTCGGGCAGCATGTGCCAATACGTCGCTGGCCGCTGAATAGCGGCGACAGCGGCCCAATGCAAGCACAAATCGTCCTTCCCCGACCGCCGATGCCAAATTAGCTCAGCGTGTTTACCTCCGCCCTCTAGATACTCCCACGCGGGTAGCTGGTATTGTCGCGGAGACCAATTATTGGGCAGTCTAATCCTGCTCATTTACCTGAGAATTTAACGATCTCTATCACGAGAGGCCCGCCCTCTGACCCCGTAACTTCCTGCTGAATCTTTTCGCCGTACACCTTCGGCCGCAATTTGCCTGCTATCCATTTACGCGCATCAATTCGCAGCCTAGAGCGCTGTACATATTCTGAGTTCATGCGAATGTTGCCGTACTCATCAACGGAGCCATCCATCATTGAATCATCAGCTATCTCTATGATTTCGTCGGCTAAATAGTCCGCCTGGGCCTCGCGCGCGCGCACGTATCTCGCAGATAATTC